GCATACAGAAACTTGGGTTAGTAACAGCCAAAGATATGTTGCATATTTTCCAATCGATGGAAGAATTAACACTACATCCGAATCCGACCCGGCAATGAAAACAGTAATTGTTTACTCTGTTGATGCAGCAAACCCTAAAGCTCTTACTTATCATTCTAAGTTAGATTATGGGCAAGTTGCAAGAAATATGATCTGGTTAAATGATTCTAGAACTATGATGGGTGTTTGGTTTAAAACAAGTTTTAAAATTTATGTTTGGAACGATTCTACTGGTTGGGGCGAAACATCAACTATTTCAAAGGTAGTTACTGCAGTTGGTAGAGATTCTTTAGATAGAATTTGGTATTGTCAAGAAGACGGAGAAGTTGGTTCAAATTTACCAGAACTTCATTTGTTGACTCCAACACTACCAGTTACTGTTTCTATTACTCCAGAGAATACATCATATTCATACGCTGGTTCTAACATTAACACATTTGTGAATGTGAGTGCAATCAACGCTTCTGGTGCAAGAATTGCAACGAGTGTTAAACTGGTTATTGAAGGTAGTTCTATGACTTTCTCTGATAGTACAACTACAAAAACTGTGACAACGCTTACAACTGGTGATTTACAAGTAGATACAATTATCACTGGTGCTGGATTTACAAATGTGACGGCAAGTATCGAAATCTAAAGGAGATAGTTGATGACTGTCTCTGTAGATACGGTTTCTGTCACATTAGGAATTGAAACCAGAGTAGCAGAAAAAAGTGCATCGGAATTTCCAGCGAATATTCTCGCTGGAACTCCGATTTCATTTTTTGTTAAACCTTTAGTCAGGCAAAATCCTCTTGTAGACACGATTTCAAAAATCGGTATAGTAATTGAAGATGGAGATTATAACTCTTCTTCTAATTTTTTATCTGATAGTTTACAATTAATCACAAATAATACATTAAATGTTACTGAGGTATTATCTTCTAAACTTAATATCAAAACAGAAAAAAATGATGTATATGCACTACCAGATATTAATAGCAGCGAACTTAGTATTTTAGTTAATGATACTACTCAAATTAAAACAGTAGAAATTCCAACAAACTTAAATCACATAGAAATAAAAGACGAAAGTACTTTTGATTTACTAGGCCCTAGTGTAAATGTAAACTATCCACTTTCTTATCTGGAACAATATGTTGAGGATGCAACTAGTGGAAATTCTGGTGGAAACGCCGAATTTACTACACCCGGCACATATTCATGGACATGTCCATCAGGAGTATCTTCAGTATCTGTTGTTTGTGTTGGCGCTGGTGGCACTGGTGGATATCAATGGTCTTCTGGCGGTGGTGGAGGCGGCGGCCTTGGCTGGAAAAATAATATTTCTGTAACTGCAGGTCAATCTTATACGGTTGTAGTTGGAGACCATGGAACTGTTTTAACAACAAACGCAACTAATGCGGCCGCAATGGGAAATAACTCATACTTTATAGATGTCAACACAGTTTGTGGATTCGGCGCTGGTCGTGGTGGAACCGATTCAACTGGTTCTGGAAACGGCGGATACGGTGGTGGATACACTGGCACCGGCGGCGGCCGTGGTGGTAATGGAGGCTATAACGGTTCATGGAACTATGCTGGTGGCGGTGCTGGTGGTTATTCTGGAAGAGGTGGTGATGGTGGAGTTAATTCATCATCGGGCGAAGCAGGACAAGGCGGCGGTGGCGGCGCAGGCGGATGGTACTCATCGACTTGGGGAACGCCTGGCGGTGGTGGCGTTGGAATTTACGGAGAAGGAACATCTGGTGGTACGGTGTCATCAGATGGCGAGGGTGGTAAAGGTGGTTCTGGTGGAGAAGACGGACATGCAGGCGAACCTATCTCAAATGGTTCAATATCAAGCGGTGATATTGTGGGTGGAAACTACGGCGGCGGGGGTGGCGGCTCTGGTACTTCTGCTGGAGGCGGCCCAGGCGGTACTGGTGCGGTTCGTATTGTTTGGGGGACAAGTGTTGCATTCCCTACTACTAATGTGGAGAAAATTCCAACCGCTGGTTTTAATTTAACCAGTCTTTACGGCACTCAACATACTTTTTCTAACCCATTGGCCAGTATGGATGCTCTTACAGATACAATATCTAATTTAAGAATAACCACGAATAAATTATATTCTTCTACTGGTTATTCCAATCCAAAATCAGTTGCAATTTTAAGTAACTCCAATAGTATTTCTGTTGAATCGGTAGAAACTGAAAAATTAATTATGACTAATAGAAATGACGAACACTTTTCGGTATCTAGTCATATTCCGTCTTCTATAGGGTTCCTCATAAAAGAAACTGAAACTTCGATTGAATATAAATTCCCAAGAAAAATAATAAAAACAGAAACTGATAAATCTGGTACAAGTCCGATCGAATCAAGTGCTCAACAAATTGATTTTATCACATACAACTTTGCGGATATTGGATATTTTGACAAAGATGGCAGAAAGTCGTTTGAACAAATAACTGATGAAAATGATCCAAGAATTGTAACTGATACTGGAGGTACTGGAGATACTGGTGGAACTGGTGGCACTGGCGGAACTGGTGGCACTGGCGGAACAGGACCAATTCAATCGTGGAGTTCTTAATAAATGCATATTTCAATACCAGACAATTCTACTGATGGACAGACAGTTCAAATTGGAACAATTATTTACACATATAATGCAACATTTGGAGTGTGGAATTCGCAACCATTGCGTTCAGGAACAGGCCCAACACTTACTCCACCAACAGAACCACTAAAAGGTTAAGTTAAAAAACATATAAATAGTCATATCAAAAGAGAGGTATGACATGGCCGTAGTTACATCTAGAGCTGAATTTAAAGAATATTGTCTTAGAAAATTAGGTTCTCCAGTTATTCAGATAAATGTCGCAGATGAACAAGTAGAAGATCGTGTAGACGATGCACTGGAGTTTTATCGTGACTATCATTTTGATGCGGTAGAGGATGTTTTTCTCAAGCACCAAATAACTGAAGACGATATTACAAACCGATATATTCCTATCAATGACTTAGTAATTGGAATCAAAAGAGTAATTCCTCTTTACGAAAAATTCAGTCATAGTACAAATATGTTTGATGTTAGATATCAAATGTTTTTAAATGATGTTTATAATTTAAGAAGTACAGATATGTTATCATATGAATTGACTCAAAGTCATATTCAATTAGTCAATGATATGATTACTGGACAAGTTCCTATCAGATTTAACAGACATCAAAACCAACTTCATCTTGATATTGATTGGGATGAAGCATTAGTTGTTGGTGAGTTTATTATTGTAGAAGCAATGAGGGTTCTTGATCCCAATGTTTATACAGATGTTTGGAATGACAGATGGTTAAAAAGATACGCAACCGCACTGATTAAAAAACAATGGGGAGAGAATTTATCGAAGTACGAAGGCATTGCGATGCCTGGAGGTGTGACTTTCAATGGTTCCAGAATTATTGATGAAGCAAATCAAGAAATAGAACAACTGGAACAAGAAATGTCTTTAAGTTATGAACTTCCTGTAGACATTATGGTGGGATAGTCATATGGCTACAAATCAGTATTTTAACACTATATCATTTGCACCAGAGCAATCCTTAACAGAAAATCTTGTCGCTGAATCGATTCAGATTCATGGACAGGATATGTATTATCTGAAAAGAACCGATGTAAACGAAGATACTGTTTTTAACGAGTCAACTATAAGTGAATTTAACGATGCATTTTCTATAGAAATGTATATCGAAGATGCAGATGGTTTCCAAGGAGAGGGAGACTTCTTATCCAAGTTTGGATTAGAAATTAGAGATCAATTAAATCTTATTGTATCTATTAAAAGGTGGGATGAAGAGTCCACAATCCAATACCCACAAGAAGGCGACTTAGTATATTGGCCATTACAAGATAAAATATATGAAATTAAATTTGTAGAAGACGAAGTTTCCTTCTGGCAATTAGGTAAAAGATATGTCTATAGACTATCGACAGAATCATTTGAATTCTCAAGTGAAAAGTTTAATACAGGAATTGATGAGATTGATGATATTCAACAACAAACATTTGTTACTGTCGATTTAACTTTGGGTACTGGAACTGGTGATTTTATCGTAGGCGAAATAGTATATCAGGGTGCAAACTTCGATTCAGCAACAGCAACAGGTACAGTAGAAACTTGGAATTCTGGAACTAAGGTTTTGAAACTTTCAAACCTTACAGGGAGTTTTGCACAAAACACAAATACTGTTGGTAGAGACAGTGGTGCAAATTATCTATTGGGCGCAACGCAACAGATTGTATATACAGAAAACAAAACAACAGATACCACAGATGGAACTTCTGGACAAGACACAGTATTCACTGGTTCAAGTTCAAGTGTAGAAAAGGTTATCGACTTTACTGTTGGAAACCCATTCAGTGAGGATTACTAATGTTAGGTAATAGTCCATATTATAGAAGTACAATTAGAAACTATGTTATTGCATTTGGTTCTATATTCGATGACATTACTATCGATAGAAGAAATGCTAATGGAGATGTATTAGAAACAATTAAAGTTCCTCTTGCATATGGGCCATCACAAAAATATCTGGCAAGAATAAATCAACCAGCAGGAAATCTTGGTGATTCTGTTGCAATTACTTTACCTAGAATGAGTTTTGAAATTTCTGGGTTTACATATGCACCAGAAAGAAAATTTTCCAAGACACAAAAAATGTTTAAACCAAATTCTGCAGACCCAAACACTAAAAACTATGTGTACAATCCAGTACCATATGATGTTGGATTCACTTTAACAGTGATGGCAAAAAATGCGGATGATGCAACTCAAATAGTAGAACAAATATTACCGTACTTTACTCCTACCTTTAATATACCAATAAAAGAAGCGAATGAGTTAAGTGTAATTCGTGATACAGGACTGACATTAAATTCTGTATCATATGAGGATGATTATGAAGGAGACTTTCTATCTAGAAGAGCGCTTCTGTGGACATTAGAATTTACATTAAATGGATTTTTCTATGGTGTTCCAAGAGAACAAAAAATCATTAGAACAAGTACTGCAACAGTGGGCGACTTAGATAGTTCAGAAGTAACATATGCGGAAGCAACAATAACAACTGACCCTAGTAATGCACTTCAAACAGATAACTATGAATTTTTGACCACATTTAATGAAGACTTTGGAGAATAACAATGAAGAAACTAGATGATGAGCAGTTAAGTAAGTTTCTTGAAATCGATAACAAAATAGAAAAGAAATCACAAGAAATAATAGAACGTCAAAAAAATAATGTAGAAATTTATAAAGACAAAGAATCTAGAAACGAAGATATTGAAGAAGACTATCAATATCACAGAGAACTTTTAAAAGATTTAGTTTCTATGGGACAAGAATCTTTACAAAATTTGATGATGATTGCAAGGGAAAGTGAACATCCCAGAGCATATGAAGTGACTGCAGGACTTTTGAAAACTACTGGCGATTTAGCAAAAGATTTAATAGAACTTCAATTGACAATGAATAAAATAGAAAACACTAAAGACGGTGGAGTTCCACAAAAAGTAGTGAATAACGCAATATTGGTTGGAAGTACCAATGAACTCTTAGAAAGACTAAGAGGTAAAAATAGAGAAGAAGATACTGATGAGTGAAGTATATCACAACAACCCCAATCTAAAAGCAGCTGGGGTTGAGATTGAATGGACTGAAGAACAGGCCGCAGAATATGTCAAGTGTATGGAAGACCCTATACATTTTATTAAGATATATATGAAGATTGTCAATGTTGATAAGGGTTTGGTAAACTTTGACCTATATCCATTCCAAGAAAAGATGATTAGATCATTTCATGATGAAAGATTTACTATTTGTAAAATTGGGAGACAGTCTGGTAAGTCTATTACATGTATTGCATTCTTTCTTCACTATATTCTTTTCAACAAAGATGTTTCTGTTGCATTACTTGCAAACAAACTTGCTACTGCAAGGGAATTATTAAGTAGACTACAAAGAGCATACGAGAATCTTCCAAAATGGTTACAACAAGGCGTGATGGTTTGGAATAAAGGTTCTATCGAATTAGAGAACGGTGCAAAGGTACTTGCAGCTGCAACATCATCAAGTGCAATTCGTGGTGGTTCTTTTAATATTCTTTTCTTGGACGAATTTGCATTCGTTCCAAATGAAATTGCAGAGGAATTTTTTAATTCTGTGTATCCTACAATTTCGTCTGGTGAATCAACTAAAGTTCTTATTGTATCAACTCCGCAAGGAATGAATCATTTCTATAAATTGTGGGTTGATGCAGAAGAAGGAAGAAATACATATAATCCTATTTCTGTACACTGGAGTGAAGTACCAGGCAGGGATGAGGAGTGGAAAAAAACAACAATTAAAAATACATCTGAAGAACAGTTCAGACAAGAATTTGACACTGAGTTTTTAGGAAGTTCAAACACTTTAATTAGTCCAACAAAATTAAAAACTCTGGCATATAGAAATCCACTTGAGAAATTAGAAAATGGAAGTCTAAAAATATATGAGAAGCCTAGAGAAGGAAGAGTATATTTTACTACAGTAGATGTAGCTAGAGGTAGAGGATTAGATTATTCTGCATTCTCTATATTTGATGCGTCTGAAGTTCCGTATAAACAGGTTGCAGTTTTTAGGTCGAATTTAATTCCTCCCATGGTATATCCTACTGTAATTAAAAAGATGTGTCAGATATATAATGACTCTTATGTTTTGATAGAAGTGAATGATGTTGGACAACAAGTTTCGGATATATTATACCATGAGTTAGAATATGAAAATATGATAAGTATTCATAATGACACAAGAAAAGGACAAAGTGTTAGTGGTGGTTTTGGTGGAAGAGGCGGAACTACACTAGGAATTAGAACAACAAAGGCAACTAAAAAAATAGGATGTTTAAATCTTAAGAGTTTAGTCGAGGAAGATAAAATTTTCATACAAGATTTTGATACAATCAATGAATTAACAAGTTTTATTTCGAAGGGTCATAAATATCAAGCAGATGTTGGTAAAAATGACGATTTAGTGGACACATTAATTTTGTTCTCTTGGATGACAACAGATGATTATTTTAAAGAACTATCTGATATTGACACTAGAAACGAAATTTATGAGGAGAGATTAAGAAATATTGAGGAAAATATGTTACCATTTGGATTTATTTCATCCAGTTATGATTTCGAATCTTTTGTTGATGCTGATGGAGACAGATGGACTACAGAAGACACCAATTAGGTAATTAGGTGAATTTGTTGTTTTTATAAATAAATAGAAAATACACTATAAAATAATTTAAAGGAGATAAAAAATGGCATTCCAAGTAAGTCCTGGCGTTAACATTTCAGAGATTGATGCTTCTACAAGTGTTCCAGCATTAGCCACTAATACTGGTGGTTTAGTTGGTAGATTTAGTAAAGGCCCAATTGACGAAATCGTAACCGTAAGTAGCGTTGAAGAATTGAGACATCATTTTGGCGACCCAGCCGAAGACAACTATAGGTCATGGTTCACAGCGGCTAACTTCCTTTCATATTCAAATTCATTGAAAGTTGTTAGAGTTGCGAATGATGATGATTCGAATGACACAAATAGAATTAAAAACGCAATATCTGGTATTGCTGCTGCAACTGTTGCAACTGCAAGAACAGACAATTTTACTGGACAGTCTTCAACAACTGATACAGTATTTGGTTCATCTGCACAATCATTTAGTTATGCAGTTAATACTACTGCACCAACTGCAAGTGTTGACTTACATACAACTGCAGATAGTGCAGGAAACTATCTTTTACCAAGACAGAGTACTAGTGGATTAGTTACCAGTTCTCAAACTCTGGGCCATATTACATCCATTCAGCGGATGGGGCTGCAGTTAGTGCGGCGACAACAAATCTTGGTTCTGGTTTTTATTATCCAGCATATGACAGAGTTTCTGATGCAGAAATCGCTGACGCCGGTACATATAATGGTGATGGAGTCGCTGTAGCATATTTCTTCCAAAAATATGGTGGTGGAATTACAGAAACTGCAAACGCAAATGATACTGTTACTTTAGATAACACAGATCATGGTTTCCAAGTTGGTGATGCAGTCGTGTATGCAGAAAATGGTGGCGCCGCAGTAGGTCTTACTGACGGAACAGTTTATTATGTTGCATCTGTAAATGCCGCAACAATCGGACTTTCTGAAACATTTGACTTCCAATCAAATACTGCTGGGACTGTTGTTGGCATTGACGCAGATACAACTTTACCAGCTGTCGCTGGTGGTAACATTTACAAAGTTTGGTACATGCCAGATGAGTTTGAAAACACTGCAACTGCTGCTGCTCCTGCAAATACTGCAATTAAATTATTCGCAGATGCGAACGACCAAGTTGTAATCAATGCATCACAACAAACTGTGTTCACATTAACAAATGCGCCAGGTACATATGCAATAGAAAATCAATCTATTGTTGCAACAAATGACGTTGACGGTGCATATGCATCTACAGACTTTACAGTTGCTGCAAATAGTGCAGATTTTACTTTCCTTTCAAATGCTCCACTTACAGGTGAATCAGTAACTATTACTGTCCCTGCAAGACGTTCATTTACACTTGGTCAACAGGTTACTGCTGCACAAACTGTAGAAGTTACTGTCAATGGTGTTCCATACGCAGATGGTGCTGCAACTAATGGATTTAGTTTAGTCGGTGATAGAAGAAGAATCTTGTTTGCGACTGCTCCTGCTGGTGGTGACGCTATTGTTGTAAGAACAAACTTACCAGAAGAAACATCATATACATTTAATACAACAGTATATCTACCAAACAAAGATGCATTTGATGCACTTGGATTTGGTAATGCTGGATTTAGTGGTCATGAATTTGCATTCAAAGATTCTGGTGCCGTTGGTAATGGTTACAAAGTTTATCTTGTAGACGAATCTTCATATGATAACTTTGTAATCAACGAACCATCAATTGCAGCGGTTCTTAGTGGTGCTCCAACCGCATCTGATAATACTGTTGACCCAGTGACTAATGATGCACAAGGTATTTCAATCGTTGTTACTGAATTGTCTCCTGCTGGTGAAACAGTAGTAGAAGTTTTGGAAAATATGTCAAAAGCAAGTAACGGTAAGACAGAAGATGGTACAAACATCTATTATGTTGACCGTATTAACAATTTGTCCAAGCATGTTTATGTTCTTAATCACCCAACGGGTACTACCGATTGGGGTCAAGATATTACACTAACAAAGACAAGTTTTGCAAGACTTAATACAACAGGTTCTGCAACTGGTGCAGAACAATATGTCGAAAGAGAGTTTGGAAACGGTAGAAACGGAATTGCACCTACTACTGGTGCCTTCTCTAACGGAACAGATTTATTTGCTGATTCTGAAAACGTTGACATCGCATTCTTACTTGCTGGTGAAGCACTTGAAATTGCATCTAGTGTAGATGCCGCAAGAGCTGCAGCTGCAAAACTTATCCAAGTTGCTTCTGATAGAAAAGATACGGTTGCATGTCTGTCACCAAGGTATGCAGATGTAGTTACTGATGCAAATGCAAGAAGTTCAGATGCACAAATCGCATTCTGGAGAAGTGTTGGTTCAAACAACTATGCATTTGTAGATTCGAACTATAAATATCAGTATGATAAGTACGCTGACAAGTTCCGTTGGGTTCCATTCAATGGAGATGTTGCTGGTTTGATGGTTAGAAGTGAACAAGAAAGAGATGCATGGTATTCTCCTGCTGGATTCAACCGTGGTAATATCAAGAATGTTGTTAAAACACTTCAAACACAAGACAAAGCAGACAGAGATTCGTTGTATAAAAATGCAATCAATCCAGTCGTTAACTTCTCTGGACAGGGAACAGTATTATTTGGTGATAAGACATTCACTACCAAGAGTTCTGCATTTAGTAGAATCAATGTTAGAAGATTGTTTATTGTACTTGAAAAGTCTATTGCTGCCGCTGCCAAGTTCACTCTGTTTGAGTTCAATGATGAGTTTACTAGATCACAGTTTACATCTCTCATCGAACCATTCTTGCGTGAAGTACAAGGAAGAAGAGGTATTTACGACTTCAAAGTAGTTTGTGATGAAACAAACAACACTGCCGAAGTGATTGATCAGAATCAATTCGTGGGTGACATCTACATTAAACCTGCAAGATCGATCAACTTCATTCAACTCAACTTTGTTGCAGTTAGAACTGGTGTTGATTTTGATGAAATTGTTGGTGCAGTTTAATATAAATAGATAAGAAAACAGGAGAAAATAAACAATGGCATTCAACATAGAACAATTTAAGTCAAACTTTGCAGATGGTGGCGCTCGTCCTAACTTATTTAGAGTTAGAATGAATTTTCCTGCTGGGGTAGGTGCTGCCGCTCCAACAGAACTTGCATTCGTTGTAAGAGCTGCTCAGATTCCTTCTTCAACAATCGCTCAGATTGATGTTCCTTACTTTGGTAGACAGGTAAGGGTTGCTGGTAATAGAACATTTGAACCATGGACTGTTACTGTTATCAATACTGAAGAGTTTGGTGTAAGAAATTCTCTGGAACAGTGGATGAACGCAATCAATCAGCATAACTTGAATACACAACAGTTTGCATCAAATTCACTTGCTGCTTACAAATCAAATGCATTTGTAGAACACTACGGCAAGGATGGACAAGGAAGTGTTATCGCTCGTTACGAGTTTAGAGGATTATTCCCTACTGAACTAGGAGCAGTAGAACTTTCTTGGGACGCAAACGATCAGTTGGAAGAATTTACAGCAACATTCGCATATGACTATTGGCAGCATGATAACGTTGTAACTTCTTAATTTAAATAATTAAAGAGTTGGATATAGTATGGAAATTAAATTATTTGGCTTCACTCTTCTAAAAACTGGAGAGGAAAACAAAAATCTTAAATCATTCGTCCCACCAAGTGGGACGAATGATGAAGACACCTTAGAAGTTTCTTCGAATTTTTACAGCACATTTTTAAATTTAGAAAATACCGCAAGAAGCGATCAAGAACTTATCGATAGATATAGAGATATGTCAATCTATCCAGAAGTCGAGGTTGCTATTGACGATATTGTTTCTGAAGCAATAGTTAATGAAACGGATGATTATCCAATTAAATTATTAACTAAAAATCTTGAGCAGACAGAAACTGTAAAAAGCAAAATCGCAGAAGAATTCAATAACATTTTAAATATTCTTGATTTTAAAAATCAAGGATACGATATCTTTCGATCTTGGTATATAGATGGAAGACTTTATTTTCACATCATTATTGATGAAAATAAACCAAAAGAAGGTATCAAAGAACTCAGAAAAATCGACCCACGCACTATCAAAAAAGTCAAAGAAATAGAAAGGGACGAAAAGCCTGGTGGGCCCACATTAATTAAATCAGTAAAAGAATTTTATTTGTATAATGAAAAGGGTATTCTTAATGGTGCAGATAAAACTACAGGCATTCCCATTTCTCCTGATGCGATTGCTTATGTAAGTTCTGGACTAAAAGATGCAAAAAGAAATTATACAATTGGATACTTACACAAGGCAATTAAAGCACTAAATCAATTAAAAATGGTAGAAGACTCTGTAGTAATATACAGATGGACAAGAGCACCAGAAAGAAGAGTTTTCTATATTGATGTTGGTAATCTTCCTAAAATTAAGGCAGAACAATATATTTCCGACATTATGAATAGATATAAGAATAAAGTTGCATATGATTCATCTACTGGTGAAATTAAAGATGAACGCAAACATATGTCTATGTTGGAAGATTTTTGGTTCCCAAGAAGAGAAGGTGGTAGAGGAACAGAAATTGAGACTCTGCCTGGCGGAACAAATTTAGGAGAAATGGAAGATGTATTATACTTCCAGAAAAAGTTATATAAATCTTTAAATGTTCCTGCATCTAGATTAGAATCAGATCAGTCTCTTGCATTAGGAAGAGCGACTGAAATTTCTAGAGATGAATATAAATTTAATAGATTTATTGTTAGACTTAGAAATCAATTTAGTAATTTATTTTTAGATTTACTTAAGACACAATTGATTTTGAAAGGTGTGATTACATCAGAAGAGTGGAAATCAGTCTCACAAGAATTGATTTTTGATTTTACACAAGATTCATATTATTCAGAAATTAAAAATTCTGAAATGATTAGAGATAGGATTGCACTCGCCGGCGAGATGACAGATCAAATTGGCAAGTACTACTCCAACATTTGGGTACAGAGAAATATTCTAAAACTCAGTGATGAAGAAATTAAAAATATGAAAGATGAAATTACGAAAGAGGCGGATGATCCGCTTTTTGGTAAAAAAGAAGATGAGGGTTTTTAAATGACAGAGAATGAAGATAATATAAATAATATAACAATAGATATTGTAGATAATTCTGTTTTAGGTAAAGCGGCTTCTGCTGCTGATGATATTAAATCAGTACTTGATGCAAAGAGACAGGAAGAAATCGACAATTACAAACAGGATTTTGCAAAAACAATGTTTAATAATCCTGTACATAGTGATGTTGAAAACGAAGAATAAATATTAAAGGGTTTAAAAGATGCATTCTTTTTTAGAATTCTTGGAAGATGACTTAGATGAAGCTGTTAAAAGAAAAATAGTCGTCAGAAAAGGTAAGAGAAAAATTAAATATGTGTCTGATAAGGCCGGTTATAAAGTAATTAACAAGAGAGAGGTCAAGATTAAACCAGGCGATATGCGAAAAATGAGTATTACTAATACTCGTTCCGCAAGAAAAAGAAAAGGCAAGGTTAATGTTGCAAATCTCCGTAGAAGAAGATCACTTCAAAGAAGGACAGGACTATGAAACTAATTACAGAAGTAGTTGAAGACATTCTGGTAGAATCTAAAGGAAAAGACCTTTTTATCGAAGGTGTTTTCTTACAATCAAATGTCAAAAATAGGAATGGTAGAGTATATCCTACAGAAGTTCTCGAAAGAGAAGTTGAGAGATATAACGAAAACTACATTCAAAAAAATAGAGCATTTGGAGAACTTGGACACCCAGAAGGCCCGACTATCAATCTGGAAAGAGTTTCCCATATGATTAAAGAGCTTAAGAGAGATGGTGATAATTTTGTTGGTAAAGCAAAAATTATGACAGATACTCCTTATGGCGCTATCGTTAATAACCTTATTAAAGAAGGTGCATCTTTAGGTGTTTCTTCTAGAGGTATGGGTAGTGTAAAACAGTCTGGTGGTGCAAATGTTGTTCAAGATGATTTTTATCTTGCAACCGCCGCAGACATCGTTGCAGACCCTTCTGCACCTAATGCATTTGTAGAAGGTATTATGGAAGGTAGAGAGTGGGTTTGGGAAAACGGTATTATTAGAGAAGCTCAAATTGCAGAATACCAAAACTCTCTCAAAAAGGCCAAAAGGCAACAATTAGAAGAAACAAAACTGAGAGTTTTCAAAGATTTTGTGTTAAAACTTTAAATATTATAAATAAATATAAATTAAAACTCTAAGGAGAAAGACAATGGAAGATTTAAAAAACAAAGATATGATTGAAGAAGTTGTTGCTTCTGAAGCCGAAGAGATTGATTCTCAGGTAGAAGAACTAATTGCCGACCTTCAAGAAGATCAAGAAGATGTCGCTGAGGCAAAAACTTCTAAAAAAGAAGATAAGCATGGTGATGATGAAGAAGAAGACGAAGCTGAGGAATCAGTAAAGAAAGAGTCTAAAACTTCTAAGAAAGAAATGGCAGATGAGGAAGACGAAGACGATGAAGAAGTCGCAGAGTCTAAGTCATCTAAGAAAGAAGATATGCATGGTGATGATGAAGAAGAAGACGAAGACGAAGAAGAAGTCAAAGAGTCTCCTAAGAAAAAAATGAATGCATCTTATAAGGTTGCCAAAGAAGATATCGATGTCAAAGAAGACGTTGATGCTATGCTTGCTGGACAGGAACTTACTGAAGAATTCCAGTCACAAGTTAAAACCATTTTCGAAGCAGCTGTAGTTGCTAAAGTAAACGAACAGTTGGAAAAAATGTACGAAGATTACGAAAAAGAACTTCATGAAGAAGTTTCTCATATCCGTGAAGATATTTCAGAAAAAGTGAATGAGTATCTTACTTATGTCGCTAAAGAGTGGGTTGAAGAAAATAAACTCGCCGTTGAAAACAAACTGAAGTTAGAAGTTATGGAAAACTTCATGTCAGGACTCAAAACTCTGTTTGAGGAAAATTATGTTGATGTGCCAGAAGATAAAATTGACCTTTATGGGGATGCATTATCTTCTCTTGAGGAAAAAGAGACAAAATTGGATGAGTCAGTTCAGAAGAATATCGAATTGACAAGGAAAATTCAAGCTCTAGAGACCGAAATCATCCTAAAGGATGTAACAGAAGGACTTGCAGTTTCACAAGTTGAAAAAGTAAGAACACTTACTGAGAGTGTTGATTTCGTGAACGCCGGTGATATGAGAAAAAAGATTACATTGATCAGAGATAATTATTTTCCATCTGAAGCAAGTGTGGAAAGCGAAAGTATTCTCGCTGAGAGTGCATTAGAAACTTCTGTAGAGGATTCGCCAGTGGTTAAAGAGGAAAATAAATTTCAATCGGTTATGGATATTTATGCGAGAGCACTAAATAAACCTAAAGATTAAAATTTTATAAATAATATTATAGAAACAAACATTATCTATTTAAGGAGAAAAAAATGCACGACTATAACGAGAACTTTGTTCAACAGTTAAAAGAAAAGTGGGCACCTGTTCTTGACCATGGTGAACATGCCGAGATTACAGACCCATACAGAAAGGCAGTAACTGCTATTCTTCTTGAGAATACAGAACAAGCCACAATCAAAGAAAACGCCTTAGGACGTTCTTCTTTGGATCAACTTAACGAAGCACCAACAAGTGTTGCACCATCAGGTGCTGCTTCTGGAAATATCCAGTATGCAGATCCAGTCATCATTTCTATGCTTCGTAGAACTGCACCAAACCTAATGGCATATGACCTTTGTGGTGTACAACCAATGACAGGACCAACTGGACTTATCTTTGCGATGCGTTCACGTTATTCTAATCAGACTGGTACAGAATCATCATTCAATGAAGCTAACACAGAGTTTTCTGGTGATGTTGCAGGACCAAATCACTCAGGTACAGATCCATTCGCTGGTGCTGTTGTCGTAGGTACTGCATTGGATGAGACAGGTTCAACAGTAACAACTGGTCTCGGTGGTTCAACTGCACAGGGTGAATTGTTGGGTAACGGTTCTACAATGACTGGAGACGGTAACTTCAATCAAATGGCATTTTCAATTGAGAGAGTTTCAGTAACTGCAAAAACAAGAGCATTGAAAGCTGAGTACACAACTGAACTTTCACAAGACTTGAAAGCGGTTCATGGACTTGATGCAGAAGCAGAACTTTCAACAATTCTTTCTACAGAAATCACTGCAGAAATCAACCGTGAAGTTCTTCGCACAATGTACGGTATCGCAAAACTTGGTGCTCAGTCTCAGGTAACTAACACAGGTATCTTCGATCTTGCTACAGATGCAGATGGACGTTGGTCAGTTGAGAAGTTCAAAGGACTTATGTTCCACATTGAGAGAGAAGCAAATACAATTGCTAAAGAAACTCGCCGTGGTAAGGGTAATGTAATCGTTTGTTCTTCAGACGTTGCTTCCGCACTTGCAATGGCAGGTCTTCTTGAATACAACCCACAAATGTCAACAGGGTTGAATGTTGATGACACTGGTTCGACATTTGCTGGAACACTTAACGGACGTTTCAAAGTATACATTGACCCATACTTCTCGTCTGCAAACAACACCGACTTCGTAATGGTTGGATTCAGAGGTACATCACCATATGACGCTGGATTCTTCTATTGCCCATACGTTCCATTACAGATGGTTCGTGCAGTTGGTGAAAATAGTTTTCAACCAAAAATCGGGTTCAAGACTCGTTATGGATTGGTTGCTAACCCATATGCAGAAGGTACAACAGTTGGTAGCGGTGCTCTTACAGCTCGTGCAAATACCTACTACAGAATCTTCCGTGTAGACAATATCAATTCTGTATAATAACAAAAAAATAGATTGATAGTACTTAGGGGGAGTTTTTACTCCCCCTTTTTTTGGCATAAATAGTATGTGAGAAGGAGATTATAATGGATCTTGTAACAAATTCTGTAAATTTTTTAAATACACAAAACTTTACATTTAATAGTAATATGTGTCCGTCATTAGGCCCATATGTACAAGAGTTAACTTTGCCTGGCATACAGTTAGGAGAGGCGATCGCTGAAACCCCATTCGTTGCAAGAAAAGAGCCAGGGGATAAGTTGATATATTCTCCATTGGGCATTTCATTTACAGTAGATGAAGATATGAAGAACTGGTTGGAAGTTTACGATTGGATTACTGCACTTGGTTTCCCAGAAAATTTTCAACAATATGGAAATTTCCAAAACGCAAAAAGAATTAACTTAAAGTCTGTATTTGATGACCTTACAATTCTTGTAAATAATAATCAAGAACAACCAATTATAAGAGTCACATTTAAAGATGCATTTCCAATCTCTATTGGAGATATCCCATTAACGACATCCGCAACTGAGGCGGCCCCACCAGTCGCACAGGCAGATTTTCAGTACAGAAACTATGTGGTGGAACGATTATAAATAATTATTAATTGAATGGATTTTTTATTATGAGTGAATACTCTAAATTATTATCAAAAATAGCAGAACTTACCAAAGAGTCCGAAAAGGATGTTAAGATTGATTTTCTAAGACTAGAAGACGAACTAGTTCACAATCAAAATCTAATCGGTAAGTGGATGACCTACCAACAAGTAAATCAGACAAAACTTCAGTTTATTGAACTGGAATATAAGAAATTAGTCGGTGATAAAATGAAGTACTATACAGGTAAGATGTCTGAAGATGAAATCATATCCAAAGGATGGCAGATAGAGGGAACCAAAATTCTTAAATCTGATGTAGGTTCTTGGATGGATAGTGATCCAGATGCTTTAAAGTTAAAAAAGAATGTGTTACTTCAAAATCAAATTTTAGATTTAATTAGTAAGACATTAGACATATTAATAGACCAAAAGAAATGGACTATAAAAAATTACATAGACTGGAAAAAGTGGTTAGAAGGTAATTAATGTCTAAATTTTATGCTGCTAAATTAAATGAGGTTTACTTACAAGTAGACGCAGATGAACTGCACATGTTAAAGGAGCTTGTGGATTACTTCACATTTAAAGTTCCTGGCGCTGAATTTATGCCTGCATATAAAAACAAGTATTGGGATGGTAAAATCAGGATATTCAATCCGACTAATTGCAAATTGTATGTTGGACTACTAAATCAGTTAAAATTTTTCTGTGATAAAAACGGATACGAACTGTCCTTTGAAGATGACTTAACGGATACAAATTTTACAGATAACAACTTACAAGAGTTGTGTAAATATATTGACCCATACAGTCAAGGAAAGAAAATTGAGTATAGAGATTATCAACTTGATGCTATAAAACACGCAATCAACTACAATCGAGCACTACTTCTTTCTCCTACTGCATCAGGAAAATCTCTGATTATATATACATTGGTCAGATTTTATAATATGCATCCTAATGTAAAGGGAAAGAAAATATTAATAATTGTACCCACAACATCTTTGGTGTCGCAAATGTATTCTGACTTTGCGGATTATGGATGGGACGCAGAAAAATACTGTCACAAGATATTCCAAGGACAGAGTAAAGAAACCGATAAGAAAGTTGTAATATCTACATGGCAATCTATCTATAAGATGCCTAGAGATTATTGGGGTCAGTTTAATGTTGTAATTGGTGATGAATGTCACTTGTTTAAAGCAAATTCTTTAAACAAGATTATGGACAGACTCACTGATTGTAAATACAGATTTGGAACTACTGGAACTTTGGATGGAAGTAAAACTCACAAATTAGTTTTGACTGGATTGTTTGGTGATGTAAAACAAGTTACAACCACAAGAAAACTAATTGATAGTAAAACTCTTGCAGACTTTAGTATTAAGTGTATTGTACTTAAATACTCTGAGAAAATTTGTAAGGAAATGAAAGGAACCAAATACGCAGACGAAGTAGAGTGGATTGTTACAAACAATAGAAGAAACGAATTCATTAAAAACTTGGTTCTAGATTTAAAGGGTAATACACTCGTTTTATTTAACTTTGTAGAAAAGCATGGAATTCCATTACATAATTTATTAGAGGATGGCGCAGCTGAAAACAGAAGAGTCTTTTTTGTACATGGAGGAGTTGACACAGAAATTAGAGAAGAGATACGAAGAATTACAGAAAAAGAGAAAGACGCAATTATCGTGGCTTCTTATGGTACATTTTCTACTGGTGTCAATATTCGTAATCTACACAATGTAGTTTTTACATCTCCTTCGAAGAGTCGGATACGAAATCTTCAATCGATTGGAAGAGGATTGAGGAAAGGAAATAACAAAGAGCGTGCAGTGTTGTATGATATTGCTGATGATATGAAGTATAAATCACATATGAATTTTGCACTGAGGCATTTTTATGAAAGACTAAATATTTACAACGAAGAGAAATTTGATTTCAAAATTCATGAAGTTAAAATTTCAGAGTAGTATAAAAAAGGATTATTTCCGAAATGAATATTGAGTATAAACTAATTAAACTCATAACAAAAGAAAATATAATCACTCAAGTCATTCCCGAAGAAATAGAAGGGAAGAGTTATATAATTTTTCATAATCCATATGAGATTAAATCATTCATAAACCCTCAGAACGGAGAGTTTAGCACTACACTCATCGATTGGTTAACTTTTTCAACAGATAACTTTACAAAAGTCGCACTTAATGATATAATTACTGTTAATGAACCAAATAAAGATCTAGTTGACCATTATCAAATGATTTTAAACAACAGAAATTTTAATGAACAGATTGATAAAGAAGTCGGAACTGCTCCCCTAGAGAACAGTGTAAGTATTGATGAATCAGAAGAACCTTTACAAGAAGACTTCTTAGAGATGTTAATAAAGCAGTCTAATAGAACAATACATTAATATCCTTAACCATCCACATAGTGGATAATACACGATTGTCAAGGACTTGTCAAGAGAAAAAAATAAAAAAAAAATTGATTGACACGTTAACCATTTTGTGGTAGTATGTACATAACTTTACATTAGGAAAAGAATAATATGCCAAAAACTAAAGATAAAAATACAAGACATCATTATGTTGACAACAAGCTCCTTTTTCAAGAGATGCGAAAGTATAAGGAAGCAGTCAACCAATCAAAGGAAGAAGGGACAGAGCGTCCAAGAGTTCCTAACTATATAGGCGAGTGCATTATGAAAATTGCACAACACTTATCCTATAAACCAAACTTTATTAACTACACATACAAAGAGGAAATGATATCTGATGGGATAGAAAATTGTTTGTTGTACATTGACAATTTTAATCCAGAAAAATCATCGAACCCTTTTGCATATTTTACTCAAATCATTTACTATGCGTTTATTCGAAGAATTCAGAAGGAAAAGAAACAATCTTATGTTAAGTACAAATCTCTAGAAAATCAAGAACTTCTTGATGAAGTAATGTCCGGCCCAGATAATAGTCAGATAAAAAGAGGTGTCTTAGATTTCATACACAGTAACATGGATGGATTTCTTGCTGAATTTGAAGAAACTCAGAGAAAAAAGAAAGAGAAAGCAAAAGAGAAAAGAATGCAGAATAAGGAAGCATAATTTATAATGAAAATTGCATTGATTACGGACACTCATTTTGGTGCCCGAGGCGACTCTATTCTATTTCATAATTATTTTTTGGAATTCTATGATAATGTTTTCTTCCCTTATCTTGAAGATAATGGAATTGACACGGTTATTCATTTAGGCGATGTAACCGATAGACGAAAGTTTATTAACTATAATATCTTAGATGGATTTAAAAGTAGATTTATTGAGCGCCTAAAGAAATACGATACCTATTTTATCATTGGTAATCATGATGTGTATTATAAAAATACAAACCGCATTAATTCAATGGAACAGTTATTTGGTGATGAATTAAAAATTTATACTGAAACCACAACTTTAAATTTTGATGGAACAGATGTATGTTTTATTCCTTGGATTAACTCAGAAAATTATGATAACACAATATCTCATTTAAAGAAAACCAAAGCAAAGATTGCAATGGGACATCTTGAAATCGCAGGATTTGAAATGGGCGCTGGATTGATGTGTCATGATGGTATGGATAAAAAATTATTCAAAAATTTTGATATTGTGATGTCTGGCCACTTCCATCATAAATCTCACAATGGAAACATTCATTACTTAGGAAATCCATATGAAATTACATGGGTTGATTGTAATGATAAAAGAGGTTTTCATATTTTTGACACTGAAACATTAGAACTAGAACATATTATAAACCCATATAAAATGTTTCACAAAGTTTATTATGACGAAGATGAAAAAATTTCTGCAAGCAAATACAAAGACAAATATGTTAAGTTGATTGTAAAAAATAAAACGGACTCTTATAAGTTTGATGTTTTTGTGGATGAACTTTATAGGAATGAAGTTGCCGATTTATCAATTGTAGATGATTCAACTGAATGGGATTTTGAGGAGGCATCTGATATTGATGCAACTGAAGATACAATGTCACTTTTAACAAATTATATAGACAACTACGAAATCGATGTAGATAAAAACAAGTTAAAGAGTATCATGCAAGACTTGTATGTTTCTGCGTTGAGAGGTGCGTAAATGATTGAATTTAAAAAGATTAGATGGAAAAACTTCTTATCGACAGGTGATAATTTCACAGAGATACAGTTAAATAGAACTTCATCAACTTTGATTGTTGGGGAAAATGGCGCTGGTAAGTCTACTATACTTGATGCCCTAACATTTGGACTATTCGGCAAACCCTTCCGTAAAATTAACAAACCGCAACTTGTTAATACTGTTAATGAAAAAGACTGTGTAATCGAAATTGAATTTTCAATAGGTAAACGAGAATATTTGGTAAGACGAGCGATTAAACCAAATAACTTCGAAGTTTATATTGATGGTAAGATGTTAGACCAAGACTCTAAAATTAGAGACAGTCAAATCTATCTAGAAGAAAACATTCTTAAACTTAATTTTAAATCTTTTACCCAAACAGTTATTTTAGGTAGTGCAACCTTTGTTCCTTTCATGCAATTGAATTCCAATGATCGAAGAGATATTATTGAAGACATTCTCGACATCAAAATATTTTCTGCCATGAATGAAATTCTTAAAACAAAATCTACAATACTGAAAGAAGAATTGTTTGAGAATGAAAAAGAAAGAGAGTTACAAGATTATAAGATTGATTTGCAAGAAAGAAATATTCAACAGTTGAATGAAGATAAGTCTGCCTCTATCAAACAAAACAAAACAAAAATTAAAGACAAGAGACTTCAACAGAAAAAAATACTATCTGAAAACGAGAAGCATGATAGTCAACTAAACACACTTGCACTATCTATTGGTGATGAAGTAAAGGCAGTAACAAAGAATAAAAAATTAGAAAAGTTAGACACTCAACTGCACAATAATATTTCCAAAATCGAGGGTGATATTAATTGGTTTGAGAGTAAAGATGTTTGTCCTTCTTGTCAACAAGATATTGAAGATGAACACAAACACGAAATAATTTCTTGTAAAAATACCAAGAAAAAAGAAATAGAAAATGCCTTGTTAGATCTTCAAAAAGAGTTGGATTCAACACAAGAAAGAATACAAGAAATTGAGACTATTAAAAAAGAAATATTAGAGCTAAATAATAAGAAGAGTTCCAATATGAACACTTTTTCTTTTATCCAAGATAGTATTGATGAAATTGAAAAAGAAATTGAGGATGCAGAAAGTAATAATGACAATATGAATTCTTTAGAAGAGGAACTAAAAGAACTTAGAAAACTGGCAAAAGATTTAGATTCCAAGAGAAGAGAATTAGTAGATACTAGAAATTATTATAATGTTGCCTCTCAATTCCTAAAGGACACTGGAGTAAAAACTTCTATTGTAAAATACTACTTACCAATTATGAATAAGTTGATAAACAAGTATTTGCAAGAGATGGATTTTTATATTAATTTTACCTTGGATGAAAAATTCTCTGAGAATATTAAGTCTAGAGCGAGAGAAAACTTCACATATCCTTCTTTCTCTGAAGGTGAAAAAATGCGTATTGACCTTGCACTTCTGTTTACTTGGAGAGAAATCGCTCGTATGAAGAATAGTGTTAATACCAACTTACTTATTCTTGATGAAGTGTTTGATAGTTCTTTGGATGCAACTGGAACAGATGAGTTTTTAAAACTGCTAAATACTTTAGGTGGTAATAATGTTTTCGTTATCAGTCATAAGGGTGATATACTATATGACAAGTTTCATAGTGTTGTTAGATTTGAAAAAGTAAAAGGATTTAGTAGGATTGGACAAAATATATAATGACAAGTAAATTATTATTGGGTGATTATAAAAAATGGATTGGTGAATTGGAATATGATTATCTTTTTACAAGTCCACCAGACTTTGAAGAAATAGGTATAGATCCATCTAAACCAGACCTTTATCAAGATTTTTTGATTGAGGTTTTTAGTGCGTCCAGCCCAAAAAGTAATGCGTTTACTGTTGCCTTTACCGACAGAAAATACAATGGTACTATTGTTCCCAAATCTAGTATTATGAAACACTCAATGAGTTGTTTGGGTTATAACTTATTGACTCATAAGATATGGGTTAAAAGTGAAAAAGTCGATTTGTATAGATTAACATACGGCAATGTAATGACTTTTGGTAAAGGTAAAGTAAAACAGTATATGTCAAAAGAATTTAAACCAGATGTATGGTTTGATGGATATGGTGAAAAATATAAAAAATATTCATATGGAATGCCAATATCTATTGCAAAAAGATGCATTTTGAATTATACTAAAGAGAATGATATAGTTTATGATCCTTTTATGGGTAGTGGCACAACCGCAGTTGCATGTATTAGAAGTAATAGGCAATATTATGGTTCGGAACTTTTACAAGAAACATATGATTTGTCTCTTGAAAGAATTGCAGACGAACACAACACATTGATTGGACATTTTTGATGAAAACAGATAGTAACAAAGAACTTTATAATTTTTTAAAAATAATTACAAATGAAAATAGATTGCCTGTCATGGATAGTACACTATTTACTATTGCGACAGAAAAATATGGTCGTGATGTTTTTAGATCAACAGTTGCAGAGTATATAACAAATGAGAAACCTCTATTTCCATATAAAGAGTTTTCATATGATGAACTTGTTTCTAAATTTAGAAAATTAAAGTCTGCAGATTATTCTGACTATATCTCTCCAGTAGAAAACTTACAAAAAGAGGTTATTGAAAAATATGATGATTACAAATATTCCTTTAAAGAATATGGCATTGGATTGATTGATGCCCCATCTGTTTTCAATGAAGTGAGTGATTATTTTCAAAACAAACAAAGAATGTCCTGTGGTTCATATGGGTACAAATCACCAGTAGATAGATGGAACGAGGGCGATAACATTTGGGGGGTGCTAGGCCCCATATGGCGAGGCGTGAACGATAGTTGGGAACTAACCAACAAACAGTATATGATGGCGTTTAGACTTGGTACATACATCGCCACGCAGTTTAAACCGTTAGTTGCAAAGTGTATATATGAAATGACTGCCGCAAAGAGAGTTTTGGATACTTCGATGGGTTGGGGTGATAGACTTGCAGGATTCTTTTGTTCAAATGCGACACTTTATATTGGTTGTGACCCAAATCCAAACACATTCAATAATTATAAAATTCAGGCACAAGAATATTCTAAGTTGATAGGCAACGCATATGAAATTGTAGACAAGGAAGATTATTTTGCACTTTATGGTGATAAGAAAACTTGTGTGTTTTATCGTTGCGGTGCTGAAAATTTACCTTGGCATGATATTGGAGATATTGATTGTGCATTTACTTCGCCTCCATATTTTTCTACAGAAAGATATAATGAAGGCGGTGAACACTCTGAAGATCAGTCTTGGGCAAAGTTTAATGAATATGAATCGTGGAGAGATGACTTTTACTTGCCAGTATCTCAAAATACATTTGACTCACTTAGAAGTGGTGGACATATGCTGATAAACATCATGGATCCCAAGATTAAGGGTAAGAGATATCGTTCTGGTGATGAACTTGTCGATATGTTGAGTGATTCGTTTATTGGACAAGTTGGTATGCGAATTATGCAAAGACCTCAAGGAAAGGCGGTATTTTCTGACGAAGATGGTAATTTTGACAAAGAAAAAATGAATACCTTTATGAATAAAATTTATATGGAAAATGTCTGGTGTTTTCAAAAGGATAAGGACGATTTTGACATGTTTCGACATAAAAGAGTGATAAGTTTAGATAATTTTTTCTAAAAACTGCTTGACAAACCCCTTATAATATGAGATCATCATATAGTGATTTGGTTCTCTATATGGGATTTTTGATATGAATGATGTTGTGATGTTCACGAAGAATTCGAAAAGTCTTCTTGCTAAACTAATGGCAGAAGAAGACATTTCGGTTCAACACAAGAATATTGAGACTGCTTACTTTGATGTAAGAAATCGTGTTCTTGCCCTCCCTCTTTGGAAAGATATGTCTGGTACACTTTATGACCTTCTGGTAGGACATGAGGTGGGACATGCTTTATATACTCCTTCAGAAGAAGGCGTTTTAGAAAATGCAATTAAACGCTCTAACAAAGCGTTTGTTAATGTCATAGAAGATGCTCGAATTGAAAAATTGATGAAACGAAAGTTTCCTGGCTTGCGTTCATCTTTCTTCAAAGGTTATGATGAACTCCATGACAAAGACTTTTTCGGAATCCAACAATCCGATTTCGGTAATATGTCATTTATCGATAAAATCAATGTGTTCTTTAAGTATCCTTCGAACCAGTATGACCTAAAGGGTTACTTTACTGCAGAAGAACTTCCACTTCTAAAAATGGTTGCAGAAACTGAAACATTTGCAGAAGTTGCTGATGTTGCAGAAAAAATCTTTAACTTCATTTCAGAAAAAGTAAAAGAAGAAAAAGAAAATCAGATGCAAAATTCTGTTGCACCATCTGATGCAGAAAAAAATCCAGATGCACAAAGTATTGATATTTCTTCTGATAGTTCTGAAGAGATTGAAGATACTGACGGTAGTGGTGATGCGGATCAACAAAAAAATTCAGAAAATGATAACGAAGGTTCTGAATCTTCTTCAGAAGAAAAAGTTTCTGCAAATGGTGATAATATAGAACCATCAGATAGTGAAGAAAAATCTACATCATCTACCAGTGGGAAAGAAGGTGGCTCTGGAATTAATGACAAAGAGTTTGCTTCTCAGACAGCAACCGACCTTGCAGATGCACTTAAAGAATTGATAGATCATGAAGCATCTATCACATATATTGATATTCCAAAATTCAATGCAAATAATTATATTACTCAATGGACAGAAGTGCGTGATGATCTTGCAAAGAAGTTGAATATGAGTTTGATTACAACTGAAAAAATGAAGAACTACTGGACAAACTCATATACTAATCTTCTTGCAAAACATAACAAAACAATTTCTTATCTTGTAAAAGAATTTGAAATGAAGAAATCTGCCGATGAGTATGCAAAAAGTTATATTGCAAAGTCTGGTAGTATCAACTCTAACAAACTTTGGAGTTTCCAGTTAAATGACGATATCTTTAAAAAGAAAAATGTCATTCCAGAAGGTAAAAACCATGGTATGGTTATGCTTGTTGACTGGTCAGGTTCTATGCATCGCCAGTTGATTAAGACGGTAGAACAAACAATCATTCTTGCAACGTTCTGTCGCCGTGTTGGAATTCCTTTTGAGGTTTACAACTTCAGTGATCAAAATCGTTCTAAAGTTGACAAAAATGAAATTTTGGAATCCCTAGAAGTAGGTGAACATGTTTTGAGTCAAAATGTAAAACTTCATTGCATGTTGTCTCATAAAATGAAAAAGTCTGAATTCTATGAAGCATGTCGGCAATATATCAATCTTGCATATGCAAATGTATATCATATTTACAGTGTAACTTATGAACTAGATCAATACCGTATGGGCGGAACGCCTCTTAATGATGCTTTGATTATTCTTGATAGAGTAGTAGATAAGTTTCGTAAAGAAAACTCAGTGCAGAAAATGAGTTTTGTAGTTCTGACAGATGGTGAGGCAGGAGATCATTTCCAATATATTGATGAAACTCCTGATGGAAAAAGGTGGATTTCTCATAAAGGATTTTCTTGGCACCGGACTCACAATTCTAGTACGGTTTTTGTGAAGGATAATAATACAGGAACATTCTTTTCATATGATACAAAAAAACATACTCAAACTGATGCATATTTGAATTATATGAAAAATAAACATAAAGCCTCTTCTATTGGGTTTTATGTTGTGAATAAGATTGGAGACTTAAAATCTGCTATCTACAAGTACATGGGTAGGGATACAGACTCGACTGATGTTTCAAAATACCTAAAAGAGTCTCGTACAAATGGTTTTTTGACAGCTACTAAGTGTGGATATGATGAATACTACATTCTTGATATGCGTAACCAAGGTAGTGAAGATGAGTTGGAAGTTAGTGATGATATGACTAATGCAAAAATTGCAAAACAGTTTGCAAAATTCCAATCCAAGAAAAAAACCAGTCGCCAACTTTTAAATAAATTTGTCGATTTAGTGAAATAATTGCCAAAAACTATTGACAACCCTAGTAGTTTTTGGTATTATGTACTTGTAATGATGATTTGTGAAACCTTCCCTGTGGAGAATATATAATGTGGAATAAAGACAAAAAGGTAGAGTTCCTTTCAAAACTCCAAACCAAGTATGGCAATGTTGTTCGTAAAAAAGACATCCTTGCAGAGGCAGAAAATTTTGGTGAGGCAATCCCTCAATGGTTGTGTAAAACACAAAACCGCCAAGGACATGGTTCCTATAATGTAATTAATGTGTTCAACATGCTTACGGGTAATGTTGTCCCTATTAAAAAAACAAAAGAGTCGGCGGTATCAATGCCAAAACGTGATACAGAATCATTGGTTCCAGAAAAAGATCCAAACTTTGTTAAGTTCGGATTCTACAATGATATGAAAAAGATTCTTTCATCAAAAATCTTTTATCCTGTTTTCATTACTGGACTTTCTGGAAACGGTAAAACCTATGGATCGCAACAGCTTTGTGCTCAACTGAAACGTGAATGTATTACGGTTCCAATTACTATCGAAACTGACGAATCAGATTTGCTGGGGGATAAAACCCTTGTTGATGGTAATGTTGTCTTCTCGCAAGGCCCTGTTGTTGATGCAATGGAACGAGGTGCAGTTCTTATTCTTGATGAAATTGATCTTGCATCAAATAAGATTATGTGTCTACAGTCCATCATCGATGGTAAGGGAGTTTACCTAAAGAAAGATAATCGTATGGTTTATCCTGCGCCTGGATTTACAGTGATTGCAACTGCAAACACAAAAGGTAAAGGTTCTGATGACGGACGGTTTATCGGTACTAATGTTCTGAACGAGGCATTCTTGGAACGATTCAAAATTACCTTTGAACAGGAATATCCTACTCAATCAGTAGAGAAGAAAATTCTTATAAACCATCTTACTTCTTTTGGTAAGGTAGGTACAGAAGAAACAAAAATCATCGAAGACCTTACTACTTGGGCTTCTGCGATTCGCCGAACCTTTGAAGAAGGTGGTATTGATGAGATTATTTCTACTCGCCGTCTAGTTCATATTGTCGAAACATATTCAATCTTTGGTGATGTGTTCAGGGCAGTAGAACTTTGTACAAATCGATTTGATGAAGATACAAAGTCATCGTTTGTTGACCTGTTCACTAAGATTAACGGTGGTGAAGATGTTATAAACATGGGAACTGGTGAAGATGAACTATTTAATGAGGAACCATTTTGATAAATTATAAATTCAACGAAGATGTATTGCTCGAAGAGATTCGGGCATACATCGACAATACATATAATCAACACTATTCGCAAGGTAAATTCCAATCTACCGAATTCATTATGGATAATGGTTTGGGCGAAGGATTTTGTTTGGGAAATGTATTGAAATATACACAAAGATATGGTAAAAAGGGATCACCAGAAGATCATAGAAAAGATATATTAAAAGTGATTCATTATGGTTTACTGGCATTACATAATCATGATTTAACTTATGGAGAAAATATAAATGAGATTGAGTGAAACAACCCAGAATATTCTAAAAAATTATTCTACTATTAATCAGTCGATTTATCTTAAAAAAGGTAATCGACTTTCAACTATTTCCGTGATGCGAAATATACTTGCAGCTGCAGATGTGACAGAAGAATTTCCAGTAGATTTTTGTGTTTATGATTTGACAAAGTTTTTAAACCTGTTGTCAGTATACCCAGAACTTGAATTTCACGAAAAGTATGTGATGATGTACAATGGTGAAAAGAATTATAAGTTCTATGCTGCAGAACCATCTATTATTGTATACACAGAAAATACATTTGAACTAGATGGTTCAGAAAACAATCCAGCGAGTTCTAAACCTTCTCCAACATGGGATATCGATGTTAGTATTTCTAATGCAACACTTTCTACAATTAATAAAGTTGCATCGATAAGTGGACTTCCAGATTTTTCTTTAGAAACTGGTGATGATTCAAAGGTATTTTTGTGTGCATTAGATAAGAAAGATGACACTTCTAATGTTGCAAAAGAACCAGTTGGTGAGAGTGATAAAAACTTTAGAATGTTCTTCAAATCTGAGAACTTGAAACTTATCGAAGGTGATTATTCTGTAAGTATTTCGAAGAACAAAATCTCAACTTTCCGCCATCAGAAACTTCCTGTTCAGTATTGGATTACACTTGAACAAGATTCTGTTTATGGAGAGTGAGGATGGGTTCTGAAAATTATCTATGGGTAGAGTCATATCGTCCTAAAACCATTGACGAATGCATATTGCCGGACGACCTAAAGGCGACCTTCAAAGAGTTCGTAGAGAACGGTAGTCTTCCTAATCTACTCCTTGCAGGAGGGCCTGGCATCGGTAAAACAACTGTTGCCAGAGCGTTGTGTGAAGAACTGAATGTTGACTATATATTAGTGAACGGTTCAGAAGATGGAAACATCGACACTCTTAGAACCAAGATTAGAAACTATGCATCAACTGTAAGTTTTAGTGCGAGTGATGATGCAGAATTTGGAAAGGTTATTATTTTAGATGAGGCAGACTATCTCAATCCGCAATCGACTCAGCCTGCTTTGCGTGGGTTTATCGAAGAATTCTCAGCCAATTGCAGATTTATTCTCACTTGTAATTTTAAAAATCGTATCATCGAACCACTTCATAGTCGGTGCTCTCTAGTAGAATTTAAGATTGTAAAAAAAGATAAACCAAAACTTGCGTCTGGTTTTTATAACAGGGTTCTTAAGATTCTTGATAACGAGAGTGTTAAATATAAAGAAAAGGTTATTCAACAACTTGTAATGAAACACTTTCCAGATTGGAGAAGAGTTTTAAATGAGTTGCAAAGATATTCTATAGGTGGTGAGGTTGACGAAGGCCTTCTCACTGATGTTGGAGAAATAAATCTTGGTAAGTTAGTATCTGCCTTAAAAGATAAAAAGTTTACCGACATGCGTGGATGGGTAAATCAAAATTTAGATAATGACCCTAATACTTTGTTTAGAAGTATCTATGATGGACTGTATGACCATATGGAACCATCTTCCATACCTCAGGCAGTCGTAACAATTGCAGAGTATTCGTATAAGTCTGCCTTTGTCGCCGATCAGGAAATCAATCTAGTTGCATGTCTTACTGAACTAATGGTAGAATGTGACTGGAAATGAGTTACGATTTATTTAAAGATTACATTCCATCAATCTCTCATACAAAAAAGAGGTTGATGGATAGTGATGATGAACAATGGGAGAAAAACTATCAACCTTACCTTGTAAACAAGAACTACTCTAATTTCCAAGATACTATATTATACGCCAACGAAATGAACAAATATCATAATCTTGATAATAAGTTACAATTCGATTATTTACTAAATAGTATACGTCCAAGGAAAAGGTTTTCACCTTGGCATAAAAAAACTATTCATAATGACTTTGATTATGTAAAAGAATATTATGGATATAATAATAAAAAAACAGAACAGGCTCTTAATATCCTAACAAAAAAACAAATAGAGGAAATAAAGAGTCAACTGAATAAAGGCGGATAATTATGTCAGTACTAGAAACTTTAGTGGAAGTTGCACTTGATGATCAAGAAGACTTCTTGAAAATTAAAGAGACATTAACTAGAATTGGTGTCGCATCAAAAAAAGATAGAAAACTTTATCAATCTTGCCATATTCTTCATAAACAAGGAAAATATTACATCGTTCATTTCAAAGAGTTATTTAAACTTGATGGAAAATCATCAGACTTTTCTGACAACGACAGGGCAAGAAGGAATGCAGTTGTAAATCTATTGAAAGAGTGGGGATTAATCAATGTTGTTAAGACAGACGAATTTGAAAGTGCCCCTATTTCTCAAATTAAAATAATTTCTCATAAAGAGAAAGATAATTGGGAGTTAGTACCAAAGTATAATATTGGTAGAAAAAAATAATTTGAAAGGTGAACTACTTAATGACTAATTTTGAAAAAGTAAAACAGTTTATGGAAACCTTTGGACAAGAAGTTGTACAAAAGGCAAAATTTCCAAGTAAAGAAATTGTTAGTTTAAGAAATGAGTTGATTGAAGAAGAGTTACAAGAACTTAGAGTGGCGGCAATCCTAGACAACGATTTAGTAGAAGTAGCAGATGCATTAACTGATCTGTTGTATGTTGTTTATGGCGCTGGACATGCCTATGGTATAGACTTAGATAAATGTTTCGATGAAGTTCATCGTTCCAATATGTCTAAACTAGGACTTGATGGTAAACCCATCTATAGAGATGATGGAAAAGTTCTAAAAGGCCCAAATTTTTTTCAACCAGACTTGAATAATATTATATATTGATTATATATAGTATATGGATCGTGGATTCCATCGTGCAATCGCAGTAAAATCCACATGTTACCGAAAGGGACAGTACATAAACCTTGCTAAATATAGGAGGAAAACATGGTTAGTACAAGATTAAGAAGTTTAGACCCATTTATGCGTTACAGTGTCGGGTTTGATAGATTGTTTAATGAACTTGAGGCAATGACTCAAGCAACAACGCAAAACTATCCCCCCTACAATGTAATCAAAGAAACAGATTCGAACTATCGTATCGAAATCGCAGTTTCTGGATTTTCGGAAGACGAACTTGAAGTAGAAATAAAAGAAAGTATTCTACGAGTAAAAGGTTCTGTCCAAGAAAAACAAAATGATTCTGCATTCCTACATAGAGGTATTTCTGGAAAGGACTTTGAAAGAACCTTTACATTAAATGCCGATATTGTTGTAATGGGTGCTGAATTAGTGAATGGATTGCTTGTTATTGAATTAGAACATGTAATCCCAGAAGAAAAGAAACCTCGCCGAATTGATATCGGTGGTTCTAAAACACTGCCGAATAAAAAGAAAAAATTCTTGGCAGAGTAAAAAATTGGGGGGAACCATTCCCCCCATCACTTGATGAGGATTAAAAAATGGAAACACATGACCAACTAACAATTGAGTTAGAACAGTATAAATTAGAAAATGAAAAATTTCAAAAAGGTAATAAGTCTGCAGGAATTCGTGCAAGAAAACACCTTAATGAATTGATGAAGTTGTGTAAAACACGCCGTTCAGAAATTCAAGACGAAAAAGAATGGATTGTTAAAGGCGATAGTTAATGAAATTATCAGAACAAGAAACCGAAATTGAAATGAGTGATGATAAGGTTTATAAGGTTTCTAATAATTCTGGAAAATTGGGAGATATTGAATTCTCGCCAGGATTACCAAATGACCTTTTAATTCAAGACTTGTTGAATAACAAAAAAATCGTACTTGCCCATCCAAATGTTGTACAGAAAGTATTAAACATGGAGTGGGCATGGTTCGAAAGAAGAGTTATTAAATGGTTGGGTGACTCGCCTGAAAGTAGAGAGTTACAAAAACGTTTAAGAACGCACATTAAAAATGAAAAGAAATGGATCAAAAAAGGAGCGAAAGCAGATGAAGTTCGATTATTCCAATAGTATGAAATTGAGAGCACTTATTAGAAAGTATGAATATGAAAGAGATACGGCAATTGCAAATCTTCAAATATATTTTGAAAATTCTGTAGGTGTTGGTGAACATGGTGATATTATAGCAGAAATGGATGAACAGGCCTGTCGCCTTGCAATGGCAGAAGATAAACTAAGAACTGTGATTCAGTATTTTGCAAATATTCAACAGCAACCAGTCCCACAGACAGCGGAAACCCCAGAACCTGTAGAACCTGTAGAAACAGAAGATGTCGGTTAAAGTTCTCAGATTAATTTCTGGTGAAGAGATTATGGGTGATGTATCGGAAAAAGAAGATGGTACTATCTATATAAAAGATGTATGTCAGATCGCCACTTCTTATGCCGATACAACAACCGCTACCGCAAGGGTGGGACTGGCGCCCTTTATGCCATATACAAAATCTTCAGACGGAATTACAGTTGCCAAATCATATGTTGGATTTATTGTTGACCCTGTAAATGAGTTGACTAATGAATACAATAAAATATTTGGTAGTGGATTGGTTCTCCCGCCGAGTACACCAACACTCAAAACACCAAAGGGTGGAAATCACGGATTTGTTAAAGTTTAGTGATTGACTTATTGTGCGTTGTGTGATATAATACACCTAGTAATTTACATAATGAGGAATCATGCGATTTTATACTAATATCCAGAATCTTGGAAATAAAATTCTTGTCAAAGAAACTGTTAATGGTGAGCGTAAGAGGTATCGAACTTCTTACTCACCATCTCTTTTTTATGAAGTAAAAGAAAAGACGCCTCATCGTTCTCTTGATGGTAAATATTTGAGAAAAGTTAAATTCCCAGATATTTCTTCTGCAAGAGCAAAGATAAAAGAGAATGCTGATATTTTGTCATTCTATGGAATGACGCAGTTTATTTATCCGTACATTGCAGACAACTATTCAGATTTAGAATTTGACTTGGACAAGATTCGAATTGCGACACTTGACATTGAGGTTGAGTGTGAAAACGGTTTCCCTAATCCTCTAGAAGCAGTAGAACGAGTGAACGCCATTACTCTTAAGTATGACAATATGTATACTGTTCTTGGTTTGGGGGATTGGGAGAATACTAATGAGTCTTTATCACATCTCAATATCAAGTATTACAAATGTACCAGTGAGATTGAACTTCTTAAATCTTTCTTAAATTTGTGGGAAGCTGCCGACATTGATATTGTAACTGGTTGGAATGTTAATCAGTTTGATATGAGTTATCTTGTAAACCGTATCACAAAAATTCTTGGAGAAAACAATACTAAAAAACTTTCTCCTTGGGGCATCGTAGATAGAATTCAAAAAAACATTCGTGGACAATTGCAGGAACAAGTTAATATACTTGGTATTACCATTGTCGATTATCTTGACTTATATCGAAAGTTTACCTATGTAACAAGAGAAAGTTATCGCCTCGACCACATTGCCTTTGTCGAGTTGGGTGAGAGAAAACTAGATCACTCAGAATTCTCGCACATGCACCTGTTCTATAAAGAGGATTACCAAAAGTTTATTGACTACAACATCAAAGACGTTGAACTTGTTGATAGACTTGACGATAAACTTAAATTGTTAGAGTTGTTAATTACGATTGCATATGAGGCGAGAGTAAACTATGATGAGGTTTTTTCGCCCATTAAAACTTGGGACTCAATTGCGTTTAATCATCTTAAAAAGGGTAATATTGTAATCCCCCCAAAAAGAAATAATAGTAAGACTGCCGCATACGCCGGAGCTTATGTAAAAGAACCAACTGTGGGGATGCATGATTGGATTCTTTCGTTTGACTTGAACAGTCTATATCCGCACCTTATTATGCAGTATAATATTTCGCCTGAAACTTTGGTTGAAACAGACAGAGTAGATACATCTGTTAATGACCTGTTAGAAATGAAAACAAATACTGAAATTATTTCGAGGAGTAACTTGTCACTTACTCCTAATGGTGTTCTATATAATAATGACAAGAAAGGTTTTCTTCCAAAACTTATGCAGAAGATGTATGATGACAGGGTTTTGTACAAGAAGGAAATGTTGAAGACAAAACAAGATAAAATTGATGGTGTTGGTGACCCTAAAGAACTAGACAAAAAGATTGCCGCACTTAACAACAAGCAGATGGCCGCAAAGATTCTTCTCAACTCCGCCTATGGTGCGCTGGGAAATCAATACTTTAGGTATTTCGATATCAGACAGGCGGAGTCTATCACTTTATCTGGACAGTTAGCTATCAGATGGATTGAAAAGAAAGTAAATGAATATGTCAACAAAATTCTACAAAATGAACAGGAAAAGAACTACGTTATTGCAAGCGATACGGATTCGATATACGTCACTCTTGGTGACTTGGTACATAAAGTGTTTAACCAAGGAACTGCATTCAAGGAGAGTGATGATATCATACAAACGGAACGAGTGGTTAACTTCCTTGATAGAGTGGCCCAAGAGAAAATTGAACCTTTTATTGATCGTAGTTATCAAGAACTTGCTTTGTATATGAATGCATATGAACAGAAGATGTTCATGAAAAGAGAAGTGATTGCATCAAAAGGATTATGGACTGCAAAGAAACGATACATTCTGAATGTTCATGACAGTGAGGGTGTTCGATATAAAGAACCAGACTTAAAAATCATGGGGATTGAGGCGGTTCGATCATCCACCCCCGCTGCATGTAGGGACAAGTTAAAACAATCCTTTAAGGTTATTATGGGTGGTGATAATGATGAACTTATTCAGTTTATCGACACTTTTAGAGAAGACTTTAAAACCTTTCCTGTAGATGAGGTTGCATTTCCTAGAAGTGTCAACGGATTACGAAAGTATTTCGATTCTGCAAAACTATACAAGAAGGGAACGCCCATCCATGTAAAGGGAGTAATGCACTACAATCAGCTAGTCAAGAAACATAAATTGGATATGACTTATCCAGTTATCAAAGAGGGCGAAAAGATTAAGTTCGCTTATCTAAAAGAACCCAATCCAATTGGAAACAATACAATTGCAATTCAATTAAAACCATCACTGATGCTATTGGATGGAAGGTTGAAAAAATATTCACAATAGACGATTTTTTTTAATAGGAGAATAATATGTCTGGACTAATGAGTAAATTGAGAAAGAATACTTCTTTCAAAGACGGAAGAGTTAATACTCTTTCCGAATCTCCATTTCTACACGAAAAGGATGATATTCCTACAAACATTCCTGCAGTGAATGTTGCATTTTCTGGTTCGTTGGATAAAGGATATACATCTGGGTTGACTATGTTTGCAGGCCCTAGTAAACACTTCAAGACTGCATTTGGTTTGATTATGATGAAGGCATATCTTGACAAGTATCCAGAAGGTGTTGCACTTTTTTATGATAGTGAATTTGGTACACCACAAAATTATTTTGATGTGTTCGAGATCGATACATCAAGAGTTGTACATATTCCAGTTACTGATTTGGAAGAATTAAAATTTGATATAGTTTCGCAGTTAAAAGAAATCGAAACAGAAGACAAACTTTTTATCATGGTTGATTCTGTAGGAAACCTTGCGTCCAAAAAAGAAGTAGAAGATGCGGAGAATCAAAAATCTACCGCCGATATGACTAGAGCAAAGCAGTTCAAATCTTTATTCAGAATGATTACTCCCCATCTTACGATGAAGGATATTCCAATGGTTGCAATCAATCATACATACGATTCTCAGGGGCTATATCCTACCAAAGTAGTCTCTGGTGGTACTGGAATGTATTATAGCGCAGATACTATTTGGATTATAGGTAGACAACAAGATAAAGTTGGTGCAGAAATTCAAGGTTATCACTTTGTAATTAATGTAGAGAAATCTAGATTTGTTAAAGAGAAATCTAAAATACCAATTTCAGTTTCTTGGGAAAAAGGTGTAGATAAATTCTCAGGTCTTCTTGACATGGCACTAGATTATGGTGTAATATCTAGATCTGGTGGATGGTATCAAATGGTTGATCCAGAAACTGGTGCGGTTGATGATAAGAAGTTTCGTGAAAAAGAAACCCATACCCCTGAGTTTTGGAAAGACTTGTTGACGGATTCTAAATTCAATGACTTCTTGAAAAAGAAATATAGAGTTGGTAATTAGATGAAAATCTTTGCTTCTAAACATGTATATAAACAAAGACTTAATACTTGTAGAGGGTGCGAACACTTTCAAGGTTTGGCCCTCGTATGTAAAAAGTGTGGATGTTTTATGCCTGCAAAAGCAAAGATTGCAAATCTAAGATGTCCTGTAGATAAGTGGAAAGAAGTTTATGGTACTGAAGATAGAGAACCCGAAACAATTACTTTGATCGATCAAAAAAAAACTTTAACTAAAGAAGAAAAGATTATAGAACTACATAATAGAGCGAAGACCTTAGAGTCTGAAGCAAAAAAACTTTATGATGAAGCGGATAAATTGAATGGAATTAAGTGAAAGTATAATTCTAAGTGCATTATATTCTAATGAAGATTATGTGCGAAGAACATTACCATACCTAGAAAAAGATTATTTTACTAGTGAACCAAATAAAGTTATATTTGAGTTGATTCGTAGTCATGTTGAAACGTACAATACTACACCAACCAAAGATTCTTTAATGATATCATTAGATGATGTTAGTTTGAGTGAAAATAATTTTAAAGAGTCACATGCTCTTATTGAGTCATTAAAAGAAACGGATGAGAAACAAACAGACTGGCAAGTAGACCATACTGAAAGGTGGTGTCAAGAACGTGCATTATATAATGCAGTTATGAAATCTATCAGTATATTGAATGACCATGAAGATCAGAAGGGTGATTTACCAAAACTACTACAGGATGCACTTGCTGTATCATTTGATACACATATTGGACATGATTTTGTTGATGATTTTGAAACTAGATTTGAGTTTTATAATAGAGTAGAAGAAAAGGTACCTTTTCACTTGGAATTATTCAACGAAATTACCAAAGGTGGACTATCGAACAAAACATTAAATGTTGCTCTTGCTGGTACAGGTGTTGGTAAATCTTTGTTTATGTGTGACCTTGCAGCAAACCATTATATGATGGGAAAAAATGTTTTATACATTACATTAGAAATGTCTGAAGAAAAAATTGCAGAAAGAATTGATGCTAACTTGCTTAACATTTCTATTGCGGATGTTGCAAGTACTTCGAAATCTTCATTTGAGAAGAAAATAGAAAAGATTAAAAACAAAACCACTGGTAAGTTGATTATCAAAGAGTATCCAACTGCAGTTGCAAATGCAAATCACTTTAGACATTTGTTGAATGAATTGCATCTAAAAAGGAACTTTATCCCTGATGTTATATTCATTGATTATTTGAATATTTGTAGTTCTGCGAGAATTCGATATGGTGCTGGTATAAATTCTTATACACTTGTAAAATCAATTGCAGAAGAACTGAGAGGACTTGCAGTTGAGAATAATGTCCCAATCATCAGTGCAACTCAGACCACTCGTTCTGGCTACTCAAATACAGATGTTGACTTAACAGATACTTCAGAGTCTTTTGGACTTCCTGCGACTGCAGACTTGATGTTTGCGTTGATATCTACTGAAGAGTTGGAAGACATGAATCAGATTTTGGTTAAACAATTGAAGAATAGATATAATGACATTAATAATCATAAACGCTTTGTTGTCGGAATCGATAGGGCAAAGATGCGACTGTACGATGCAGAAAATTCTGCACAAAATGATATCGTAGAAGAAGTGAGTACATCATCCTATAAGAATTTACAAAACGAAGGAAAGAAAAAAATTGGAAGTGTGGAGATAAAAATATGACACAAGAAGCAAATACTGCAACTACTGCAGAAACAACAGTTCATTTTGAAGTAGATGAAGATAATTTTGATATACGACCACCAGATGGCCAACGGGCATTTATTTCTGTTTGGGATAATGTTTTATCTGATGAAGATTGTACTAAGATGATTGAATTGTTTGAAGATGCAAACGAACATCACAGAAAAGTAAATACCGAAGCGAGAACATATACCGAAGTAAATTTCTTTGACCCAGAACTATCTGAAAAGTTCCCAGAGTTTGAAGAATTTTCTATGAAACTTTTAAATATTATTTCTGAGTATACTGAAATGTATCGCAGACATAATAACATTATGTTTTTTCCTGGCCAGTGTGTCAACGAAGAAATTAAAATGAAAAAATATACTAAGGGTTCTGCTGATGATTTTAAATATCATTCAGATGTTGGAGACCACTTATCTGCAAAAAGATTTGTTGCATGTTTCTTTTATTTGAATGATGTCGAAGAGGGTGGGGAGACCGTTTTCCCAGATTATAATCTAAGTGTGAATCCAGTTAAGGGAAGACTTGCCATCTGGCCACCTTTCTGGACACACCCACATCAATGTATGCCCGCAAAGTCTGATGATAAGTATGTTGTCGGTACATATCTCCATTATATGTAAAATTATAAATAATGGTATTAACCTAATAAAAAGGGAATTCCATTGGCAAACCTTGGATCAAAAGAAGCAAAGTTTGAAAAACCATATTTGAATATGGTTGCAGATGTTATTAATGGTAAAAAAGAACTAAAGTTTGCGGATAGATCAAAGGCCGTAGTTCAATTGACTCCAGAAGTAAAAAAGTTTCTTGGGGCAGTGAAGGACAAATCACAACCTAGAGTTACAGGTTCTTTAACAAAAGGTGGTCAGTACCTTCCCATTTTTAATGGATACAAGTGGACACAAATAGATAAAGCGCCCTTTAGTGGAATGGGAGGCGGTTCTGATGGGAAAACTACCCAGATGCAAGAACTCGCCTCTCTTTTTGCAATACAAAAAAGTATTGAAAATAATGGGTATACTAATCAAGGCGCCTTTATGAAATTATATCGCAATGATTTGAAAACGATATATCCTGCAATGAATGAAGAATGGGAAAGCACATTCTTCCAGCAACAACTCACCACATATAGAGAAGTCGGAAACACCAGATATGGACACTACTCCAGAGATGGTGGGTTTATGGATTATATTACTAGTATTTGCAAACAAAAATATGGTATTGCAAAAAAGGATACTTGGAATCCTGCAGATATATGGCTAGTATCTGACCTTAATAAAGTAAAAAATACCTTGAAAGAAAAGGTATTAGACGATGTAACTTCATTAGAAGAATTTAATGCTATTCTTAGAGATATGTTTCATGAGAGAAGAATCGTTGGAATTTCTCTAAAGAAAATGTCTGGGAGAACTGCAAAATGGGAACCTGTGAATCTAGAAAACATGGATATTTTCGATGATAGAGAATATAATTTTAAACTTTCTGATATTGATATAAATTTAAAAACAAAAGGTAATGGAGAGTTTGTTAACTCAGATACCAAAATTGTTGTAGCAGGTAAAAAGGGAAAAATTAAATTTCAAATCAGACAAAATAGTGCTGGGTTTAATAATTTAAAAATTGAAGGGACAGACTTGGGTGCGACTTCTGCAAGACTTGGTAAAGTTCCTTTAGATATGGCCAGAAAAATTTTTACAGATGAAGGCCTTACTTGGGATAACGATAACAAAAACTATCCTACATCCGAACAAGAATTTATGAATGATTATAATAGATTCTTGTATAAATTCAATAAAGTAAAACAATATACAGGAATAACCGAAACCCAGTTTCAAAAGAATGTGGTATCGGTATTTAATACATCCAGACCAGATTATGCTCATAGTAAATTGATGCAGCTGCATTTGGTGTGTGAAATTGTCTCTATTACAAATGACGAAAAAAGAGATGATTTACTAACAACTTTAACATATCTTGCCCAGAAGAAGGGAAAAATATTTGGGCCATTCGGGAAACTTTACTAATGAAATCATTTACAAAATATCTTAATGAATCAAAGGGTGGAAAAAATTTACACCTAGAACACCTTGAGGATGAAATTTTAAACTTTGGGGTCGATGGTGGTCGTGCTGCTGTTCGATTTCTTTTATCTTTAAAAGACATGTTGTCTGGAAATTCAGATTCTAAAGTAAACATGACAGTTAAATGGGACGGTGCTCCTGCTATATTCGCTGGAATTGACCCATCAGATGGTAAGTTTTTTATTGCAAAAAAGTCTGTATTTAATGAGACTCCATTGTTATATAAAAGTATGGCAGAGATTGCTGCAGATACAAAACTCAGTCCTGCCTTAAAATCAAAATTTACTGTTGCACTTCGAGAATTTTCCAAGTTGGGAATCACGGGGGTAATTCAAGGCGACTTGATGTTTACTGATGATGTGTCAGAAAAAACACTTGACGGTGAGACATATCTAACATTTCAACAAAATACATTGATGTATGCAGTTCAGAAAGACTCTGATTTAGGAAGGGCGATCAACGCTGCAAAGATTGGAGTTGTTTGGCATACAACATATTCTGGAAAAGATTTACCATCAATGACAGCTTCTTTTGGTGTTAATATTTCTGGACTAAAGAAAACCTCGTCTGTGTGGATGGATGATGCAACATATAAAGATGTTTCTGGTTCTGCAAAATTTACTTCGTCTGAACTAAAAACATTTAATGGTCAAATGTCTCAAGTTGGTAGAAAATTTAAGAAAATTAAAGCAAACGACTTTAAAACATTCATGCAACTCCAAAACAAAACTTTCATCAAAGGACTTGCTGGTGCAAGTTTTAAAACATATCTTAACACATATATTCGTGAAGGACAGAATATTTCTACAAAGAATATGAAAAATCTAGACTATTCGATGTATGTTAAAAACTTTTTTGATGAAAAGGTTATTGCAAAATTAAAAACAGAAGGTGCAAGAAAAGATAAAGAGAGAATTAGAGATGAGGCAGTAAAGCAATTAATTAAATTAGATGGTGTTGCATATGCAATTGTTGATTTTATGGAAGAATTAATTAGTGCTAAGTCTCTTATTATAAATAAACTAAATAGTGTTAAACAATTAACGCAGATTTTTGTTCGTACAAAAAACGGTTATGAAGTGACAAATCCAGAAGGTTATGTTGCAATTGATACGAAAGGTAATGCCGTCAAAATTGTAGATCGAATGGAATTTAGTTACAATAACTTTACTGCAGCAAAGGCATGGGACAAGTAAAATGGATATAAAAAATATAATCGAAAATCTTAGAAACGAAGATTCTTTAAATGAGGGGATCAACGACCCAGGCATATTTAAGGCGGTGTTTCTTGCTGGTGGGCCAGGTTCTGGTAAGTCTTTTATCGTAGGTAGAACTGCACTTACTTCTTTTGGAATGAGAGTTGTAAACTCTGACCCTGCATTTGAAAGGGCATTAGATAAGGCTGGTCTGGACAAAGGAAACCCAGACGATGTTTTCTCTGACCTTGGACAACAAGTAAGAGGTAAGGCAAAAGCACTTACTGCGATGCAACAGGCGGGATATGTGAAGGGTAGACTTGGACTTGTTGTCGATGGTACTGGAAAAGATTATGACAAAATTAAAAAACAAAAGGACAAATTAGAGGCGATGGGTTATGAAACCGCCATGATTTTTGTCAATACCGATTTAGATACCGCATTAAACCGAAATAGATTAAGGGCGAGAAGTCTTCCAGACAATGAAGTTGAATCTATGTGGAAAGGTGTCCAAGGAAACATTGGTAAATTCCAGTCTGCGTTTAAATCAAAAATGTTTGTAATCGATAACTCCGATGGTGCAGACTTCGAAAGAGATGTTATGAGAGCATATAGAACTATTGGAACATGGGCAAAGAAGACCCCAACCAATAATGTCGCTAAAAAGTGGATTTCTGCGGAAAAGGCAGCTAGAGGAATTAAAGAAGAACTACTTAGAGAAGACGTAGAGTTTGCACAGGACAGTTTAGAGATGATGTTAAGACAACTCATTATTCTTTCTAATAAGTCTACAGAACTTGCAGAGTCACTTATGGAAGAAGTGGATAATCCACAAAATGACGAATATGAAATGGAGGCGTGGGTAGTTTCTAAAGTGACAAAGGCCAAGGATTACATTGACGCTGTTTATGATTATAGTATCATGGACGAAATGGATGATGACTAATGTTAGGATTTACTCAGTATCTTTCTGAAGGTATCAAACTTAAATTGATTCGTGGTAAAGGACAAGATGTTCTTAAAATGTGGGATACTAAGGAAAAGAGTTGGGTAGAACTAAGAGGAAAATCCGATTTTGAGCGAAGATACGATCCAAAAGATCCATTACACAAAGCAATTGCTGCTCTTGGCAAGTCAGCTAATATTTCTGATTTTGTTAACGGAGATGAAGTCAGTATTAACCCGAACCACCCAGATGGTAAAAAGGCATTTAAAATAATAAAAGGTTTGATGAAATGAAAACATTCAATCAATATATTCTTGAAAAAGAAATGCCAGAAATTTACTGCGATATGGATGAAGTCCTTTGTAATTTTACAGGCGGATATACAGATACATTTAATAAAGACTTTGCATCAACTGATAAAGAAGAAAGATGGGAAGATATTAAATCCAAAAAAGATTTTTGGCATACCCTTCCATGGATGCCTGGTGCAGAAAAAATGTGGAGAATGTTAAACAAATATAATGCAAATATTTTATCTGCATATTCTAAGAGAGATTCAAACTCACAAAAAGGTAAAAGAACTTGGATTTCAAAAAATTTAAGATTGAACGGAAAGATACATCTGGTTCAAAGAGAAGATAAACAGAAATTTGCCACAACAAATGATAAACCGAATATTCTAATTGATGATTATCCTAAGAATATAAAAGAGTGGGAGGCAAAAGGTGGTATTGGTATTCGTCATATCAATCCAGCGAAGACTATGAGAGAATTGGAGAAGTTATTGAAATGAAAACTTATAAACAGTTTCAAAATATAGAAGAAATGATATTATATCATAGACAGAACGAAATACCACTGATTGATAATGTCTTTCGTCTAGGTTCAAATAATTTTTATGAAACCTTTAAAGTTGCAAGAAGATTATACAAAGAAGATATGGTCGAGTTTGACATTTACGACATCGAAATGTTACAAACAGATATTGGTGATTGGGCGATGTTTGAGGAACAAGAATATGTTCCTTTAGACTGCCCCCTGATGGAAGAAGAAGATGTAGAATTGAATTCTCCAAAGAGGGGTGGTAAGAAAAAGTATTATGTATATGTTAAAAATGACAAAGGAAATGTAATTAAGATTTCCTTTGGGGATACAACAGGATTGACTGCAAAAATTAATGACCCAGAGGCAAGAAAGAGTTTTGTTGCAAGACATAATTGCGATCAGAAGAACGATAAAACAAAACCTGGCTATTGGGCGTGTAGACTTCCAAAGTATGCAAAACAACTTGGATTAAGTGGTGGTGGGAATTTTTTCTGGTAAGAGGTGACTTATAATGGTTCCATATATTGAAGAGTATATTGATGAAAGAACAGTAAAGAGAACATTTTCTGATGATGCCGATATAACTGATTTAGTATGGCACAGAGATAATGAAACTAGATTGGTTGAAATAGTACACTCTGATGACTGGCACTTTCAGTATGATGACGAATTTCCTTTTCCTCTTTTGAAAGGGATGATGTTAAAAATAAACAAAGGAGTTTTTCATAGAGTCATAAAAGGATATGACTGTGGAAAATTAGAAATAAAAATTCATAGGTTTGACACATGACACAAGACGATATAGATTTTGGTTTTACAGCAGTAGATGAAGAGGATCTTAGAGGATTATCTGGTACATCTACACAGACCGAAGAGATGACTTCTCAGTTGGAGACTACGGGTGAGAGCGTAAAACTGTTAGAATATAAAATGGATAATCTTGCAGACCGTCTTGGTAGTATGTTAGATGAAGTTTCTACAGTAAAAGAGTATTATGAAAACGAAAAAGTTATTGTAACAAATAAATTACAAGAGGTGGAGAATTTGATTTTGCCACTTCTAAATAATTTAATGAAGAATAAAGACAAAGAGTATATTTACTGGCCCAACAGAGAGGCTATTATCAATCAACAGATTGAAAGAATCACTAAAATTACAAGAGCAGGGTCATGAAAGATACAGTAGTTTTTACATTTGGTAGGTTTAATCCTCCAACCACAGGACATGAAAAACTTATAGAAAAACTTGCATCGGTTGCCAAAAAAGAAGGCGCCGATTTTATGGTATTTCCTAGTCATTCGCAGAATGACAAGAAGGATCCTTTAGATCATAAAACTAAAGTTGGTTTTATGAAAAAAATGTTTCCAAAGTATTCTCGTAATATCATCTCTAATAGAAATGCAAAGACCGCATTTATGATTGCTCCTATGTTGTACGATATGGGTTATAAGAGATGTATTATGGTCGTTGGCGGTGACAGAGTTACAGAATTTAAAACTACACTTAACAAATATAATGGTAAAAAAGGAAGTCATGGTTTCTATGATTTCAAAGATGGAATTGAAGTAGTTTCTGCAGGAGAGCGTGATCCAGATGCTGAAGGTGTTGCTGGAATGTCCGCTTCTAAGATGAGAGCTGCAGCTGCTGCAAATGACTATGATAGTTTTAAAAATGGTTTGCCATCTTCCTTTGAAAAGTCCAATGGAAAAAAATTATTTGATGCTCTTAGAAAGGCAATGAATATAAGTGAAGAATTATCAGAGTTTCTTGAAGCAACCAATTCAGACTTTTCACGTTTTATTGAAACAGAATTTGTAGAGATTGTAGAAGATATTGAAGATGAAATGTTGATAGAATCTGTTTATAAAGAGTTGGATTTTAAAATTGGTATCGATGATGATTATGCAACGGTATATAAAAGAATATACAATAATGAAGAAGTATCTCAAAAACAAATAGACGATTTGGAAAAATTCGCAGATAGAATGCTTGCAAAATATGATATTGATGTTACATTTACAAGACATTTTGTTGATAGAATGAATGATACTAGAAATGACCCAGAAATTAAAGTAGCGGAACTTCAAAAGTTTTTCAAAAAGATTCAGAAGAAAAAAGGTTCTCAGATCAAGGCGAACCCTGACATCGAAGCAGTTCTCAAAGACATGTCAACTAATTTAAATTTGCCTGTAGTCATCAACTACAAGGATGGTGAGTTTGAAGTTGTGCATAAAACAGTCATGCGTAAGAAAAACTTCTCTACATCAAGTAAAGAATTAAAATATGAAAGTCTTGAGGAGGCGAATTATCAAGTAGATATTGAAGGATTACCCACTTTTTATGTAGATGCAAGTAGTGCTGGGGAAGTTAAAAACGGCCTACGCAAACTATTAAAAAATCCAAAGGTTATTAAAGATGTTGAGAAAGTGACAGATGGTGAAATTAAAAAAGATTTCCGTGACAGGATTACTGGAAAAGATGAAGGTGTATCTCGAGCTCAACAGGCTGCAATTGCAATCGCTAAAAAGAAATCTGGTAAGTACGACAAAGATGGTAATAAACTAGAAGATTGTTGGACTGGATTTAAACAAGTAGGAATGAAGAAGAAAAATGGTAAAGACGTTCCTAATTGTGTTCCAGAAGATTTTAAGATGAATCCAGAAAGAGAAAAGGATTTAGAAAATATTGCAAAAGATTTGCCAGATGATGATTTTAAGAAAAGATACGGTGATGAGTGGATGCAAGTTAAGATGGCAACTGCAATGAACATTCTGAAAAAGAAACTTGGTTATTCTACAGAAGATTTAGAAGAGATTGCATGTAACGAAGATGCAGAGATAAAAAGTTTTTCTCAATTTCTTTTTGAAAGAAAGACAAC